GCAATAATTAGGCTAGAGAAGAATGTTGCTATAAGAAAAGAAATTGAGACAACTCCAGTATCACTTTTCTCTAGTAAATATATGGAGAGAAGAGATAAGCTAAGAAATGAATTGCGTGAAAATGTTGCAGAATTTAAAAAAATAAGAGGTGAAAAATAGCCATGGTAAATGTAAAAAACTTTATAATGATTAGTGTTGTATTGATAGCGATTACTTGCACAAGTGGATGCTCAACAATAGTCAGTGATTCAAATTATGATGTCCGCATTGACTCATACCCAAGAGGCTCTGATTATCTTATTACTGATAAGAAAGGGCGTGAAGTTGGCAGAGGAATTACTCCAGATATTGTGTCGCTTAAAGCAGGTGCAGGATATTTTCAGGCTAATAAGTTTAATATTGATTACAGTAAAGAAGGATATAGGCCAACAACTAAGGTGCTAGGTACATCTTTTGACCCTTGGTACTTGGGTAATTTCATCTTTGGTTCATGGATTGGATTTCTTGCTGTAGACCCATTAACAGGTGCTATGTGGTCAGTTGACGAGCCATCAGTTCAAATTATGTCGACAGGTGATGAGTGATGAAAAAGAACAACAGCAAAGAAACACACTACGGCAAGGGTGACAACGACACACGCACTAAGCCAAGCGTTTATAAGGCTAACTTTGATAATGTTGACTTCAGCAAGCCTAGAGATACCAAGGGCTTTACAATGCGCGTTAATGGTAAGGAGGTTAAGTGATTAATAGTATTTAACTATCACATTAGCCTTATTGATAAATAATAGTTATAGCCCTTAATTTACTTATTCTTAGTTGTCAATTAGAATATTTAAAAAGAGAGGTAAGTAATGTTAGATAAATTAACAAGTAAACAATCAGCATTTGTAGAGGCTTATTGCAGTAATGGCTTTAATGCTACTCAAGCAGCAAAGACGGCAGGATATAAGCCAGATAATGCCTATGCAACAGGTGCAGAAAACCTAAAAAAACCTCATATCGCCAAGTATGTTGAAGAGTTTAAGTCAAAGGCTGCTGAGAAGGCTATGTGCGATACGCAGTGGGTCGTTAAAAACTTAATGGTAGAAGCGCAAGGGATGGGAGAAGATACAAGCTCATCGGCTCGTGTGACTGCTCTCAAGTCTCTATCAGATTTCACAGGTGGCTTTGATGCTAATAAACAAAAGGTTGAGATTAGCAAGAATATTCATGAAGATTGGCTTGATAACTTACAATGAGTGTTGATGCTAAAAGACTCAGATTAATGGACGACTTTGAGTTCTATGCTCGAAATTGCCTGATGATTAGAACTAAAGAGCAGGGCTTACAGCCTTTGAAGCTTAATGAGGCGCAGAAGTATATCCATGCAAAGCTCCAGGATCAGTTAGCAAAGACAGGTAAAGTCAGAGCTATTATCTTAAAAGGCCGTCAACAAGGTATGTCTACTTATGCTGAGGGCCGATATCTTTGGAAAGTAACACACAATAAAGGTGTGCGAGCTTTCATCCTTACTCATGATGCTGAGTCTACTAACGCTCTATTCGAGATGACTGAGCGTTATTATGAATCCTTACCTGAATTCGTTAAGCCTAACGCTGGTGCTGCTAATGCTAAAGAGCTTCACTTTGATAAGCTTGATAGCGGATATAAGATAGGCACAGCAGGAAACAAGGCGGTAGGACGCGGGCAAACAATCCAATACTTTCACGGCTCAGAGGTTGGCTTCTGGCAAAATGCCGCAGAGCATACGAAAGGAATCATGCAAGCTATACCATCAGGGAAGGGGTCGGAAGTTATACTTGAATCCACAGCCAATGGCGTTGGTAATTACTTTCATCAGCAATGGAAGGCGGCAGAGAAAGGGCTTAGTGAGTTTATGCCTGTGTTTGTTCCTTGGTATTGGCAGGATGAATACAAGAGAAGTGCTGAAGGATTGGAGCTGACAGAGCAAGAGCGTGAGCTTAAAGAGACCTATGAGCTAAGTAATGAGCAAATAGCATGGCGCAGGAATAAGATATTCGAGCTATCAACCGATGGTGCAGATGGTGAGACATCGTTTATGCAAGAATATCCAATGAATGCGGCTGAAGCCTTCCAGGTGACAGGTGGCGGCAATACTCTCATTAATGCTGATCACTGTCTAAAAGCAAGAGCTGGCAATTACTCAGGTAATGGGCCTCTCATTGTTGGTGTTGACCCATCAAGAGGGGGTGATAGATTCGCTGTCATCAAGAGGCAAGGCAGAAAGCTATATGATCATAAGTCTTATATTGGCGTTGAGTGTGATGCGCTAGGTAAAAACGTCTCTATATGTAAGTCCTTACTTGATGCCGCATGCCCTATCGCGGGTAAAGTTCCAGATATGATGTTTGTTGACTTTGGCTCAGGTGCTGACATTGTTGATAGGTTGCATGAGCTAGGCTATAAAGATAGAGTGAAATCTGTACACTTTGGCGCTACTGCTTTAGATAATGTAAAATATAAGAATAAGCGTAATGAGATATGGCAAGTAATGAGCGATTGGCTTACAGATGAGACACTGCTAGTTGATATACCTGACAGCGATGAGATACAGGCTGACTTATGCGCTAGTCCATACGATAGAGATTCCAACGATAGAAAAGTGATGTGGCCCAAAGAAAAGATTAAAAAAGATTTTGGCTTTTCTCCTGATTACGGAGATGCTGCTGCTTTAACCTTTTGTGAGCCTGTTGCAATTAAAAAGATTAGCAGACCACCACCACGTAGGGTATTGGCTAGATGATTAGTGATGATAAGCACGCGGAAATATTAAGTAATTATGATGATGATTGGGCCGCTCAAAAAGATGTTAGGGATGAAAGGATTCCAGACTTGGCTTTTGCACGATGGTCACAATTAGACGATAAAATGAATGAGGCTTGTACTACTGAATTTATGGGCCAGTTCGATATTATCAGTAGGGAGCGTAAGCATGTACAAGCCGAGTTTAGACAGAATGAAGTTGACATAAGCTTCAGGAGTAAGAAGTCTGATAATGATGAGCTTGATGAAATCATGCAAGGTAAGTGGCGAACAGATACACGATTAAGCAAGGCTAAACAGGTCTTCAAGCTTGCCCAAGACGATGCAATGGATTGCGGTTTTGGTGCTTGGCGACTTCACACAGAAGATACTGACCCAGAAGACGCGCTTAATACTGAGATGGAGGTCACGTTCTCTCCTATAGTTGAAGCCATCCGATGCGTATTCTTTGATTTAAATTCTAAGCTCTATGATAAGTCAGATGCTACACGTTGTAGCGTCATTACTTCATACAGTGAAAGTGCCTATAAGAAGTTTCTTGATGATGAAGGCATATCAGAAGATGAGGCAGGATTCTCAACTTTTGATTCTCCGTATCGTTCGATATATGAGACGTATTACGGAAGAAAGATGAATGCCCCCCTATATTCGATGGGCAATAAGTCCATTAACTTGCTTGAATACTATGAGATCAGTGATGAAGTTGAAATCATTTATCAGTACACGAGAACAGATGAGCAAGGTAATAATACTGTTGAGGCGCATCCAAAGGACGTAGCTATCGAGAAAGGTTATGGCGAGCCTTTAAATGTTAAGAAGATGAAAGGCAGGGTGTGTAAGAAGTACATATCCAATGGCGTCAAGATTCTTAAAGAGTCAGTCGTGCCAGGTGGGAATATACCGATTATTCCATTATACGGTGACAGGAATTTCATCGAAGGTGGTGTTGAGAATTTTGCAGGTATTGTGAAATCTGCCAAAGATCCTCAAATGCTTTATAACTCAGCACACAATTATATTGCTAGCCTTATGATGTATAGCCCAGTGCCTAAGCCTGTCTATGACCCTAGAGAGATAGAAGACTTTGAAGAATACAACAGGCCCAATGACCCTGAAATAGCTTACATGCGAAAGAATAAGTATTACGAGGAAAACGGGCAGGTATATCAATTCGGCCAAGAGTACACACAGCCCGCTCCTGTACCTCCTGCTGTAGCAACATTGATGCAAC